TAATAATCTTTCGGTGTCCATTCAGTTGGTGCGTTGTATACAAACTTATTCATATTCTTCTTTCAGTTTGTTAATGTACCATATTGCTTTGTCCAAGTCTTCTATAACTTTCCCTTTATGTTGATGTCTCCATAAATATTTTATAGCGTTACCTTGTAAATAAAATTTAAAACTATCTCCAAGTGCAGACTTAATTGCATCAATACATTCTATTTCACCTTTTTTATAATGTGGTGGATGATTTACGTTGTCAGTCATAACGCAAACCTAAAGTGCATATTTGTTTGAGGCAATAGTACATGTAGTTCGTCCTTTGCTCTTGTGGCGCCAACATAAAATACTCTTTGTTCATCGTCGGAGTCTTTCTGGTACGCGTTGTATGTTTTTAAATTCATATCTGTCGCAAGTAATACATTATCAGATTCACCACCTTTTGCACCATGAATTGTAGATATTTTTATACGAGGTTTCTTAGTTATATCTTCTTCTCCAAGACCAAGACGTAATAGATATGCTCTATCTTTAAGATTAATTTTATCTAATGCTTGATGCCATTCACCAACACTGAAAGGGCCTAGTAATACTTTCAAAGTATCCATATCGTATAAATGACTATCATTCATTATATCTATTTTATCATTCGTTCCTTCTGCAACTTTCTTATAATAAAATATTTTCTTAATTGTTTTTTTGTCTACTGGATTACCTTCAACTAATTCGTTCCAACCTATAACTGCTTCAAACATTCTTTGAGGTATGGGTCTTACATTCTTTTTATATTCTTGTTTCTCATACCATAAACCTTGATTACGGCAGGCCTCTTCTAGTTTACTTAATATAAATTTATCTCTTCCAAGTATTAACCAGTTGCCAATAGAAAGATCAACACTTTCAATGGTTTGGTGATACTTTAGTAAACCCTCTTCTTCTCTTGGTTCCCATTCTTTTTCAATTCTGTTTTTAGTTATACTAATTATACCATCAGCAAATTCCTGTATTTGTTTTTTAACTCTATAGGATTGAGGAAGTGTTATTTCTGTAGCAGGATATTCTATAAATCTTTCAACGTCTGCGCCCAACCATCTGTAGATTGCTTGATCGTCATCACCTGCGAGATAAAGTTTACCTGCTGTTGATGCAAAATGTTCTACCATAGACCATTGTAAAGGAGTCAAGTCTTGCGCTTCGTCTATGAAAACTACATCAAGTTGAGGTAATAAGTTTTCATTAACTGCCTCGTAACACATATCAGAATAATCAATGTAACCGTTGACCTCTTTGTATTGATCGTATGCTTGAGAAAAATATTCTAAGAACTTCCATTCCACAACAGATGAGTCAACATACTTTTTGTAATGCTCTTGCAGTGGTATACCTCTTGCTCTAGCTAGGTTATGATGAGTTAAGTATATATTGTCAGATAACCCTGTTTCTTTATCTACAGAAAGTTTTGCTTTCAACCCAATTTTATCACCAAAAGATTTGTACTGTACTTTACCCATGACAGCACGTCCTTCTAAATTTATAGAATGATAACCACAAGAATGTAACGTAGAAAACCATTTAAAACTTTTTGCTTCAAGATCAAACTTTTCCATAGCTCTATCTCTTGCTTCGTGTGCTGCTTTTCTAGTAAAAGAAAAATAACCTATCTTATCAATGTCATTTTTCTCCATCTCTTCTTCCACATAATTTAAAAGAGTTGTGGTCTTGCCTGTTCCTGGAGGCCCTAATAGTTTAATAACTTCAGCCATTACGCCTCATACTCTTTCTTGTCTTTCATATCAGGGATAACTGTTTCAATGTCCTCCATCTCGTCAACAAATTCTGGAATGGTCCACACCTTTATAATTTTATCTTTGTCTCCAAAAGAATTCATTCGTAAACTTATCTTCTCACCTTTTACTTTATCTTTTAAAACAAAAGTTATCTTAGTCCTGTTGAACGCATTGAACTTTTTCTTTTGCAAAAAGTCTTCCAAATCTTTTAGTAAAAAATGATGTTTACGATTAGTATTGGCTTCTCTATTCAACCATGGTTTACCTAAACTAATTTCTTCTTTAGTTTCTGCCGCACCTTTGTTTGTGCACCATTCTTTTAGATAGTCTATAAATATCTCCGTATTACTCGTGCCCGTTATACCAGGGCTATCGGTTGATTCACCGAGTAACGCATTGATTTTCTCTGCCCAACGTGGAGCAGGTATGGTTCCTGGCATAATCTTTAACTGTTCAATACACGCTTTTTGAAAACGTGTTTGTAATTGAAGATCATCCGTTGTAAGCTCTAAGGTTGTGCCTCCATCTAAAGTCATAAACCATATAGGAGGTTCCACTCCAAATCGTTCTAGACCGGCAGGAGTAATCTCAAGATCAACTTTACCTTTACCATATTTACGTTTGTAACATTCTTTCTTATTGCAGTTAGATGCTAGAGGTTCTTTGCTACAACCATAGTCGTATTCTTTTTTAGTTATAGAATTAACTATAATATCAATTTCTTTTTCATCTAATGGCGGATCACATATATCTTCGTTGACCGTTAATAGTTTTAATTTAATTTTTTTCTCACCAGACTTTTGATAATAGACAGCTATGTTTGTCATTGTCTCATTGCGACCACCTTCAGGTATACCATTTGAATGTAATGTGTTCAAACATGGTGGACCATCCGCAAAGAAATCGTCTAATTTTAAATACTCTTTTTCTGCTCCCTCTTGTGCGTAGATATCATACAACGTATAGAACTGTTCTATACTACAAGGATTACCATCGTCATCTAAAGCGTATCTTTGACTATCTTCAGAATTAAAGTATGGAAGGTTTAAATAATTTCCTGTTTGTCCCCTGTCTAATAACAACTTAGTTTGTTTTGGAAATATCTCCGAGCCCGCACAACCCAAAAAAGAAGCGAACTCCTTTAATTTGGATTGCACGAGACCAGCTTTCACAGGGACAGTGAAAAACATAAAGACATGAGCTCCGCCACTCTTTGATCTAAACACAATCAAAGGTAGCCCATGCTTTCTAATCTTTTTAATTAAATCAATATGACTAAAACCATTATAAATATCAATGTCAATACATCCCCATCTACAAGAATTGTTCTCATCAATTGGTATAATTCCTAAACTTGTTTTGCCACTCAAATGATCTTCCCACAAATGTTCAGGCAGACCTCCGGGCTCTCTAATAATTTGATTTTTACCTTGCAGTTTACCTGCATCGTTTTTATCTTCAGGTATAAATTTGCCATAGGCAATACTTAACCCACTAAATATCTCTATAAATTTGTCTTTCATTGTGTCCCTCTATGTAAAAAGGGCGGCTTGCGCCGCCCTTAATCTTAGTATGAATTAGAAGTCGCTGCTTGCGCTTCTTCTTCATGTGACACCTTAACAGTATCTTTACCCACACTTTGTGAAAACAATTTAGCGGCGTCGTAAATGCCTTTATCGCTAACGGGACCAATCTTTTGAATGTCCCAACCAAACCACGTTCCTTTAGAATTTGATTTTGGTACTGTTCTTAACTTATAAATGTGACTATAAGAAGGAGGAGTAAATGGCTCTTCCTTACCTTGCATCTTCAAACCAAGCATCATGGAGTTCCATTTTCGTGAAGCTATTAAAGCTGTTGCTTTCATAACAATCAAAGCTGACTCAGTTTTTTTTCCATCAATTACTAATACATAATAGTTACCTGTTTCTTCTATGACGTTTCCGTTAGGTAATCTATTGTGATAACTAGCATCTTTAGGAGCTTTACTAAGATCAAATTCTGGGCCATGAACTGTTACAGGAGCACCGCTACCTGTCCCGCGTTCTCCCCACTCCACGTATTCTTTTTTAAAATGACAAGGAACTACATCTATTCCTTTTTCGCCATCATAAAGTGTATTAGACACAGTATTATAAATCATGCCGGGCTCTGCGCCTTCAACAAAATTATTACTTGCCTTATTACATTGTGGAGAGAGTTGAACTAACAATTTTAAAAACGGAAGAGCTAGTTCTTTTTGAGTGATATTTTCAAGTCCACTCTGTGTTAGTGCATCTGCCATAAACATATTTGTGTCAACAGTTGCAGCAGCATTGTTCGTTGTTTTTTGTACTTTATTCATTGTTATTTTTTCCTTTTTATTTTTTTCTTGTTACTTTTGCTTGCCTACCAACAAACGTTTTAAAAATATCTTCAGGCGGTAGCTCTGCACCTTTTTCGTGCAGTTCCCGAAGAGTTGCTTTTAAAGTCATGGGTTCAACTTTTAAATCTTGTTGAACCTCATAACCATTGGCGGTGGCTAACTTGGAAAACTCCAATGCCTTTCCGTCTTCGTTACGACCGAACCTAGCTGATATTTCATTCTTGATAATATCCCCTAGGTTATTGTCACGAAGCCATTGATATGCCGTTGCCCGTTCATCGGGATCCTTTGGCACACTAATTCCGTAAAAATTCTTTATTTCTATGGCACTTCCATCATTTAATTTAAGTTGTGTCAAGTTCTTTTCTCGCATTAGACCAGGTATTTTTTCATTCCTGACACTTAACATTTCTTCTTTTATGTGTTTCAATTGATTCTCGAGGGTGGATGCTTCGTTCTCAAGATCGACCAATCTTTGACAACAATCCGCGATGCTCAGGAGACCAGAGTCATTCACTCTCTCCAATTGATCCGTTTCAAAGTCTATTGTATCACCATTATAATCGATTTCATTCATCATCATCTTTCTCCTTGTTGTAAAGGTCTATCGATAATGGATAATACTTACTAGCTTTACGATCCCATTTTAATAATTTTACTCTACCAAAATTTAAGTCACTTGCTACTAAACATGATATAGCAATTAACCCTGGATCTCCGGCCGCTATCAAGTAGTCCTCATCACCAAAACCTTTTAGTTTCTTTCTTAACGAGTTTATGGCTGCGCCCGAACTTTTCATTAACTGAGCAAACTCAGAAAATAAAAATTTTACTTCACCGTATGGCAATGCTTCTAACACGTCATATTTAGGAATGCCGTCGGCAGTCCCTCTCGGTTCTTGTATACAGTATACAGTCATAATTACTTTCTTGACAAATTATATAGCATGTATTATATAATAAATCAAGAAAGAAAACTAATTAATTTTATAAAGAAAGAATTGGGAGGAGGGATGGCGCAAACCATGGACTACCGCTTTAAAACAAAACCGTATCAACATCAAATTGATGCGTTAAAAGTGAGTTATAAAAAGAAAAACTTTGCTTTGTTCTGCGAAATGGGAACAGGCAAGTCAAAAATATTATTAGACAATATTGCTATGTTGTATGACGAAGGCAAGATTGAAGGTGCTATTATTGTTGCACCAAAAGGTGTTTACAAGAACTGGATAGAACAAGA